GAGTAAACGTGTAAAAAAACCTTTAAACCCTACAGTAGCTAATAAAGTTGTAGATAAGATTATTAAAAGTAAAAAATACCCTTATGTTAACAGAGCAATGAACCCTAAAACTCCTACTAAAAACAATCAAACTGTTAGAACAATGGGAGCAGATGGTAAGTTATTTCCTACTATACGAATGGTTGAGGGTAAATTAAAACAATACAAACCTAAAGAAGCTGTAAAAATTACCAAAAAGAAAAAAGACGCGATACCTGTTATAGATATAGCCCCAACTTATGTGAGCACAAAAGATGTATCTTTGGCTTTATCAAAAAGAATAGCTAAAGCAAGAGGAGCCCCACCAAAAAAGGGACCTTTACCACAAGGTTTAAAAATTGGAGCCTTATCAGATTTAGGTTGCCCTCATCGTGAAAATGGTGTACAAGGTAGTGACATACAGGGAATAAAACCCCTGCAAGTGAAAGGTAAAAAATTTACTGGTGTTAAATGATTTCTGGCGATTCTTTAGAATACGAATTTATAACAGAAGAAATACAAAAGTTAAAACTGAACGATATAGTTCTAACTTGCGAAATAGGATTGAGAAGAGGGCTTGGTTCTAAAACTATAATGGATGCTATGATATCTAAAGGAGCAGTTTATTATAGACATGTTGCTGTTGACCCTTATGGTAATTTAAACTATCAGCATTACGATGACGGTGTTCCTGCTACAGCAGACTATACTGATTATATGAAAGTTGAAACTTTAGTAGACTTATGTAAGTACACACAGTTTGCTTTTTTTGAGTTTCCAGATACGTATTTTTTTAAGACAATGAAAGATGGTTACCCTTTAAGTATAAATGGTAAAACGCATATACATGATAAATACTCTGTGGTTCATTTAGATGGTCCGCATACTACTTTAGCAGTGTCGCAACAAGTAAGTTTTTTTATAAGAAATATGGAAGAGGAAAGTTTAATAATTATTGATGATCATGAAACATTTAATATGAGTTCTATTACTTGGATTTTAGAAAAAGTAGGTTTTAAAGAAATAAGACGAGGCAAAAGAAAATTAATTTTTAAAAGGGAGAAAGTATAATGGCACTAGCAGCTTTAATTGGTCCTGCGACCAAACTAATTGGAAAGTTTATTGAAGACAAAGATCAAAAAAACAAGTTGGCTCATCAGATAGCTACCATGGCTGAGAAACATGCGAATGAGTTAGCCAAAGGTCAAATAGATATTAATAAAGAACAAGCTAAACATCCTAGTATATTTGTTAGCGGAGCCCGTCCCGCAATAATGTGGGTCTGTTGTTTGGGGCTACTATGGCAGTTTTTTGTGGGGCCTATTTTAACTTGGATTGCCGTAATGTTTAATCCAGAGTTAATGCCGCCACAGCTTGAAGTAGAAGGGTTGATTACTTTAGTAATGTCACTTTTAGGACTTGGGGCAATGAGATCTTTTGAGAAGTCAAAAGGTATAGCAAGGGATAGTATGAAAAAATGATAAAACGTATACATATAAACCAACATAAAATAAAAGCTAATTTAAAAAACAAAACAGATGATCCTGTAATAACAGTAAAAACTGCAAAAAATAATCATTATGCAGAAGAGGTTGTTATTAGAGGGGATTCAAAAGTTGTTTATAGTCCTGACAAACCTTTATCTTGTGGTGCTAGAGTTTGGATTGAAACAAAAGCGATGGTAGTTTTAAAAGAAAAAGATTTTCAGTTGAAAATTATATGATTGACATTGATTCCTTACAACAATTTAGACGTATTATTAAAAAAAAACTTGAGCATGTTAAAGAAGATGTATGTTATAGTATAGACACACTAGAAAAGTTACAGTATGCTAAAGGAAAAATCGGTGCTTATGAAGCATTGCTTCAGGATCTTAACGACCTGCTAAAAAAGGAGAACGACTTAGATGAATTTAATTAAACCTAAACGCTATTTAGAAAAAGAAGACAAACCTCTCGTACCAAAAGGTACAAAACAAACTGAAGAATACCTTAAAATTATACCTAACCCTGTTGGATACAGATTATTAGTAAGACCTTATTCTGGTAATAAAAAGACAGAAGGTGGTATTTACTTATCTGATAAAACACAAGAAAATATACAAATGACAACTGTTGTTGGTCTTGTAGTAAAGATGGGTGAGCAGTGTTATAAGGATAAAATAAAATTTCCAGAAGGTCCTTGGTGTAAAGAAGGACAATTTGTTATTTATGGAAGATATGCAGGTGCAAGATTTAAAACTAAATTTGGTGAGCATAGAATTTTAAATGACGATGAGATAATTGGAACTATTAAAAAACCCGAAGACATATTAGCATTATTTTAAGGAGTGGACATGCCAAGTGAACAAGTAGAACTAGATATTGATAACGTAGAAGAAAAAAGTATAGAAGTTTCTGATGAGAAACAAGAAGAAACAAAACCTGTTTTAGAGGAAGTAGATTTAGGATATTCAGACCCTATTAAATCTGACACTAAAGCAGAAGTAGTAAAAGAGGAGCCAGAAGAAAAACAAGAAAATACTGACAACCTTCAAGAAATGTCAGGTAAAGTTCAAAAAAGAATAGATGGCTTAACTAGAAAAATGAGAGAAGCTGAAAGAAGAGAAAAAGCAGCTTTAGATTATGCAAAAGGGTTACAAAAAAAGTATACAGATGCAGAACAAAAATTTGTAACTTCTGATGATAATTATTTGAAAGAATATGAAGCAAGAGTAGATAGTCAAAGAGAGCAAGTAAAGAATAGTTTAAAATCAGCTATTGAAGAGAACGATACTGATAAAATTATGGAAGCAAATGACAAACTTACTCAATTAGCTGTGGAAAAAGAAAAAGCTAGAATTCAAACAGCTCAAAAAGAACAACAAAAAGAACAACAAAAACAAGTAGTACAGGAACCTGTTGCGGCACAAAGACCTAGACAACAACCAAGCCAAAGAGCTGAAGGATGGGCCAGAAAAAATGAATGGTTTGGTAAAGATAAACCTATGACTAATGCTGCATACGGAATTCATGAAGAATTAGTGAGTCAGGGGTTTGACTCAGAGTCCGATGAGTATTACAATGAGATAGACAGAAAATTAAGTGAGTATTTTCCTCATAAATTTTCAGTAGAAAAGAAACCCGTTCAAACTGTTGCCTCAGCGGGGCGTAAGCAGGAAGGACGCAGAAAAGTGACTCTCACCCGATCACAAGTAGCGATTGCTAAAAAATTAGGGGTGCCATTAGAAGAATACGCTAGATACGTGAAGGAGTAAAAATATGAATAATAATAAAACAAGAACCTCACGCAGTTCAAGTGAAACAAAAGATTTGAGAAACAAACCTTGGACTCCACCATCAAGTTTGGATGCACCTCCTGCACCACAGGGCTATAAGCATCGTTGGATAAGAACCGAAAGTGTCGGTTTTATGGATACAGGTAATGTATCTAAAAAGTTGAGAGAAGGTTGGGAGTTCGTAAGAGCTGAAGAAGTAAAAAACCAACTTGGCGATCATGACTATCCAGTGGTTCGAGAAGGCCAGTATCAGGGGTTAATCGGGGTTGGTGGCCTTGTGTTGGCAAGGATACCTGAAGAAATCATCGAGCAACGCAAGAAGTACTTTCAAGATGTTACTTCTGATCAAGTAAAAGCCGTTGATAACGATATTCTTAGGGAACAACGTCCCGAGATGCCTGTCAATATTGACAGACAATCTAGGGTAAGTTTTGGTGGCTCTCGTAAAGGGAGTTAATTTTAATAATTATTTTATAAGGAAATAAAATATGGCTAATACTAATGTATCGTTTGGCTTGAGACCTTTATCAAAGTTAGGTTCAAGTTATAACACTACTGGTACTACTGAATACAGAATAGCCGCAGGAAACACCAATAGAATTTACCAAGGGATGCCTGTAATACCTACCGCTGCTGGAGTCATTGACGACTTACAGGCTGCGGCTGGTGGAACGGTTTCTATTCTAGGTGTTTTCTATGGCTGCGAGTATGTTTCTAGTACTACTGGAGAAGTAATTTTCTCAAATAACTGGCCTGGATCTGGAGCTGATACAAATCATCCAGTAAAGGCTTTCGTATATGACGATCCAAATCAACTGTTTGTAATAGCAGCTGATGCTGGTGGCGGAAGTTTTGATACTGAAGCTGAAATAAGAGCAGCAATATTTTTAAATGTGCAATTTGCAAATGGAAATAGTGGTAATAACACTACTGGTATTTCTACTGCTGTCGCAGATTTAAGTACAGCAGCTGATACAGCATCTTTTCCTCTACGTATTGTAGGGATTCAAGAAGATGCTGAAAACTCTGACTTTACAGCAGCAGGTATTCCGTTGATCGTACGTATTAATAATCACTTTAATGCACCTAATGGATCTATTGTCCAAGGTACAGTTTCAACAACAGGAGTATAAAGCATGGCTATATCTAGACAACAATTAGTAAAAGAGTTAGAACCAGGTCTGAATGCTTTATTCGGCTTGGAATATAACAGATATGAAAACGAACATGCAGAAATTTTTTCTACAGAAGCTTCAGACAGAGCTTTTGAAGAAGAAGTGATGTTAAGTGGTTTTGGATCAGCCCCTGTTAAATCAGAGGGTGGAGCTGTACAGTTTGATGACGCAAATGAATCATTCACAGCTAGATACACACACGAGACAATTGCAATGGCGTTTGCTGTAACTGAAGAAGCTATTGAAGATAACTTGTACGACAGATTAGCTGCAAGATATACAAGAGCTTTGGCAAGATCAATGGCAAATACAAAGCAAGTAAAAGCTGCAAATGTTCTTAACAATGCTTTTAATGCATCATTTACTGGTGGCGATGGTGTTGAACTTTGTTCAAGATCACACCCGTTAGTAAGTGGTGGTACATTAGCAAATGAATTAGCAACAGCTGCTGATTTATCTGAAACATCATTAGAGCAGTCATTAATTGATATTTCTGCAATGGTGGATGAAAGAGGTTTAAAAATATCTCTACAAGGTGTTAAGTTGATAATTCCAAAAGAATTACAATTTACTGCTGAGAGAATTTTGAAAACTCCGCAGAGAGTTGGCACAGCTGATAATGACATTAATGCTATGGCTTCAATGGGTATGATCCCACAAGGTTATAGAATTAATCATTATTTAACTGATACAGATGCTTTCTTCATTATGACTGATGCTCCTAACGGATTAAAACAATTCGTAAGAAGCCCAATCAAGACAGCTATCGAAGGTGACTTTGATACTGGTAATGTAAGATTTAAGGCTAGAGAAAGATATTCATTTGGGTTCTCTGATCCAAGAGGAATCTTTGGCTCACCTGGAGCAGCGTAACACACCCTCCCTATAAAGGTGTTAAAAGGGGACTTACATAGTCCCCTTTTTTTATGTATAATATAATTACCAAGAAATATAAATTGATATAGACTGGCTTGG